GTACCCAAAATGAAAAGAAAGGGCGACCTCCCCCCCTGTTATTTTTCAAAAAAGATATTTATTTATTTTTTTATTTTGAATAAATTTTTTATACAAAAACATGTTGGTTTACCGGCTGTCGGCTAGCTGGTGGCTGACATAGAAAAATAAATGTTATACTACACATAGTTATCAAATGGAGGGTATATGATTGATGTACTGATTAATGGCGAACGCTACATAAAAGAAACACCAAATGAAAATAGTTTTTCTATCGGCATAGGTATCACAACACACAACCGCAACGAGCTGGTAGCCAGTACATTTGAGCGTATCAAGAAGCTTACGCCTGATGCAAAGATAGTGGTGGTAGATGATGCAAGCGATGTGCCTACTAAGATAGATGGGGCTGATGTATATAGGTTTAATACTAATGTTGGTATCGCATCGGCAAAGAATAAATGCCTTGAGCTATTGATAGACTGCACTCATATCTTCTTATTTGACGATGATACTTACCCTATTGCGGCTGAATGGTGGAAGCCATACGTGCTCAGTCAAGAGCCTCACTTGATGTATCTATTCGAGAATTGGGCTAATGGTAGACCTGTTGGCGATGATAAGGTTATATACCGAGACGACCGTATAAGGGCACATGAACACGCAAGGGGCTGTATGATATACGTTAATCAAGACGTATTGCAAGCCGTTGGTGGTATGGACATCAGGTATGGCAAGGCAATGCATGAGCATCTTGATTGGTCTAACCGCATTCACAATGCTGGGCTTACTACATTTAGGTATATGGACGTTGTGAATAGTGAACAACTAATTTACTCAATGGATCAACACCAAGAGGTTAAGAGTAGCATTGATGCTATCAAAAGGCGTGTGGGAATTATTGAAAACGCCAAACTACTTGAAGATAGTGAATACTCTGCTGAATTCGCACCATTTGGAAAGAACATAGTGCTAACAAGCTACTTTGCCGGTGTTATAGACACCCAACGCAATCAAAGATGGACAGCAGACATATCTGCCGTTGATAAGCTTAAAACATCTGTTGAGAAGCATGGCTATGAGCTGGTATTGCTTCATAACTGCTTTGACCTGCCTAATCGGACCACTATACAAAACAACCCTTATTTCGAGCGGTGGCTAAGGCAATGGCAATACCTAAGAGACCATAAAGAGGTTGATTACGTATTTGTTACAGATGCCACTGATGTAGATATGCTGCACGATCCATTTAGCCATCTTCAAAAAGGTAAGCTCTATGTTGGCGATGAGCCGATGCAAGACTTAACGAATAAGTGGCTTATCAATAACCACAAAGACCCTGTTGTGCGTAAGTTCTTTTTCAAGCACCCAAAGTTGCAACTGCTCAACTGTGGCGTGGTTGGTGGCGACAGGCTAACGGTAATGGAATTGTGCAGAGATATGTACCTTTATTACTATGCAAACCCAACCGAAAAAACAGATATGGGTGCATTTAACTACTTAATGCACACTAAGTACGCTGATAGCATAGAATACGGCAGGAAAGTAACAACATTATTCAAACGCTATGAGCCAGAGAGCACAGCGTGGTTTAGGCATAAATAGGAGGGTTTATTATGGCAGGTGTATCAGATATGGAAAATAAGCACGAAATACGAAAGTGGCTTATTGAAAATCGTAACGAATTTCAAAGAGTGCTCGATATTGGGGCTGGTGTTGGCACTTATGCTCTAATGGGGCGATTTCCTGAACAGCATTGGGAAGCAGTAGAGGTATTTGAGCCTTATGTCGAAATGTTTAACTTAGAAAACAAATACGATGCTGTTTTTGTTGCCGATATTAGACAAGCAAACATAATTAGTGATTATAACCTTATCATTGCAGCCGATATGCTTGAACACATGAAAAAGCAAGAGGCGAAAGACGTAATGAACAAATTACTTGTTCACACACAGCAATTATTGGTATGCGTACCAATGGTACATCATGACCAACATGCCGGTGCTGAGGGCAACGATTACGAGACCCACGTAGATCACTGGACCGCAGAAGAAATGCGACTGTTTATTGGCGACCGTAAAATATCAGAAATCGTAGGTGATATTTGTGCCTACTTCTTAGTACAGGGTGATATTAAATAATGTCTAAGCCTAGTGGCGACAGTGCAAGGCGTGAAATAAATCGTGTATCACGCCTCGAAAGGCGGTTGCGACAGTTATTAAAAGTACGCAACAAATCACAGGGGCAATGGGGCGAAATAAGTGCTTTAGAGTGGGCTATACCGATACTAGAGCTTTATTTGAAAAAGAAATATGGCGATAAGCTTTTACCTGTACGCAAAAGCCTCCATAAACATGAAAAAGAGCAGATTGTAGAAAACCTAATATTGCGTGATGGTAATGTCTGCTATTTATGCAATCTAACGATGCCTCGTGATGACATGACCATTGACCACGTTATGCCGCTTGCCAAAGGCGGTGCTGATGAGTACCGCAATTATAAGCTTGTACATGACATCTGCAACGTTAAAAAGGGTAATATGACACTTGAAGCATTTAGAAAGCATGAGGAGTTGGCGAAATGAGAATTAGCATAGCAATCATGGCACACCCTAAGCGTGGTAAGCAAGCTGGAATACTATATAGCAAGCTCAAACGTATGCCATTCAATCAATGCACCCTTATATTCGATAAAGTAAATGATGAATGGACCAATGGCAAGAATTGCCTAAAGGCTTATCACCCTGCTAGTGATTATCACGTTGTGGTGCAAGATGATGCACTGCTTACCCCTAATTTCTACGAAAACCTTGTTAATGCTATACAAGGTATACCAGAAAAAACATTATTTTCGCTCTACACTGGTACGGCTCGCCCATTGCCGGGCAGGGTTAAAGCAGCGGTTGAACGTTCAGAAAATGGTACATGGCTACGTACTCATACCCTTATGTGGGGCGTTGGGTTGGCTATACCGGTGAGCCATATTGAAGCAATGCTAGAATTCGTTGAAGAGATCGAGTTGCCATACGATAACAAAATAGGCGAGTTCTATACACGCAATGGCTTGCCTGTTTATTACACTGTACCTAGCCTAGTAGACCATGACGATGATTTAGATAGCCTTATTGCAGGGCATGGGCGTGATATTGATTATGAGCCACGCAGGGCACATACGCTTGCCACTGGACCGATTGAATGGCGACCAGTTAGCACGTTTATTTAAACCTAACGAATTCGTTACCTTTAAACTAGCGATAATTGCTTTAATATTCGTTTTACTTTTATCTTCTTAGCACGGCTAGGCTTTTTATGCACCCATATAGACAACTTGCCAGTATTCTCAACAGCATTGTGGTATTGGGTCATTGAGGGTAGATATACCTCGTATAAGTTAGCGATGCCGGGCTGTGCCTCGATCTTACGCATTAGATTACACGTATCACGATGGAAAAAGCTAAAACCGTAGTATGGTGCAAAGTGAACTTCAACCGTAGTACAGTTACATACGGCATCGCCTAATACCTCTCGCCACTCCATACTGTATGGCTCGATCCATTTGGCATCGCTGTTATAATCGAATTCTTTGGGCTTCTCTGGTAGCACTTCGGCAAAGTTGCCGTGTACTATAACATCGCCCATTTGAATGATACCCATTACTTGTGCTCACTCAATGCCCACTTTTCAAGGTGTTTCTCGGTAGGGTAAAAGCCGTTCTCACGAGCAAAACGAATAAAGCGGTTAATTTTGTCTAAATCATAGCCATCGTAACTGTAATATCTCGCTACATTATCTTCGCTCACTACGTCAGTAGTAGTTACGTCAGTGAATGGGTTATAACGTGTTTTAGTTGTACGGTAGATGACATCGTAAATTATAAAATAGCCATTAGGCATTCTAATTTTGCGTGGTGCTGGCATAACTGGCAATTCATCGGCTGAGTACAGTTGTACACTGATTTCTGGCGGCACAACATAATATTCACCGGCAACCATCTTTTTGCCCTGTTTAATATGATAAGTTCGGCTGGTACTTGTACGTATAGACTGATGTATGCCATCAGCTACCGCATCTTGCATCTCTTGTTTGCTTGGACCGAATAAACCCATATTTCCTCCATTGGTAGGTTTAGTATGTATTGATTATATAAAACCCTCGACCGTTTGTAAACACAAAAGCACCGAAACAGGTGCTTTTTGCTAGTGCTTTTGTGCCATAAAGGCTCTCAACCTTATTGAATGCAGCAGGCTATATACCTATTTCTTCATTACCCCATATTCCACAGCAGGGTACTGCCCTTATATTTTACGCCAGATAGCCCAATCTTTGTGCTTCTTGGTTTGAGTGAAGCCGTTACGTAGAAACCATTGCATGAGGCTGATATTAACGATTGTCTCTACTACGATGGTATCGTAGTTGGCTTTTAGGTGATCTATATACCTTTGCCACGCTCCATTGTGCATAACGTGGTTTTGAACAGCCAGCAGTATGTACGTAGAGCCTTTGCGTTTGTAGCATAGTTGCAATGTCTCAAATGTGCCCTCTTCATATTCGCCTAGCTTTGCAATAGCCTCTTCGGCTGTTTCACGGCTGACATCTATATGAAACTGCCTTTTTAGCAATTCTACTGCTCTATCTGGTGTCAAAGTATTTTGCGACATTAGCTATTTTACCGTAAAGCCGATGATGATAGTACTTATTACGATTAAAACGAATGAGCCTATAAGCCATGCTATTCTAAATGACTTTTTAAACCAGCCGGTCGCACACATTATCGTTATTATAAGCCACGTACCAGCAAGAGCTATAAAGCCCACGACTGCCCAAAAGTTTAAAAACCATTCCCAATTAAACATTACTCAGCCCTCTTTGTTTTATTCCACACGGCACGGCTCACGTGGTTATTAATACGCTTTACTTTGATATTTACCTTTGCTAAATCGACATCGCAATCATCATAGGCAATATCTACCAACGGCTCAAGGGCATCGTTTAGTACACGCTCTTTTGTCCATATACGTACATTGTCGCCAACCAGCCCTAGCTTCTCAGCCCATCTGGTTGCCCAATCTTTGCCACTGCCAGACCAAATAACGACCGTATGACCTTGTGCGATGTGCCACAGGGCGATATTTACCATTTCGTAGTTAGGTACGTCATTGCCAAAGCCAACGGCTACTGAGGGCACGATAAGGGTGTCGTCTACGTCAAATGCTACAATCATTGTGCTACTATCATCAGCTCTTGCGTTAAATCACGCTTTGCTGCCTCGTAGTTATCACGAATTTCGCCCCACCAGCCATTCTTATTACCGATTACCCTTACCCATGCTTGGTAAAAAGTGCCATTACTAAGACCAAGAGTATCAACACCGCCATGATAATTATGGGTAAGTACCAACGCTTCTTTTTGATCTCGGACCAGTTTATATATTTGAGCATCGTATACGCTTTTGGCTGCAACACCGTTTGCAAGCAAATTATCGGTAATAACGTCAATCTCTGCAACTAGCTCTTTATCACTTAATAGCTTTGCCATCATCATAACTCCCTGTGAATGTTACAGCCTCAATAGGCACTGTTGTCATGTAGCCTAGCAGGGCATCGACATCATCAATATAGAATTTGCTAATACCCTTGCCAAAGTACCTACGCTCAATAAACTCTTCGTAAGTGAGGGGGAATGCAATACTAACCTCCATCTTACGTGCCATGTTCATTATTTCGCCACACATACTTTTGCTACGGCATACGATATAACCACCGTTTCGAGCACACATCTTAATGAGCTTAGATGTTTTACCGCTCTGGCGACCTCCATTAATGAACAACATTATAGGTTATTCTCTTTCAGATAGCCGATAACACCAGCGAGGCTTACAAATGGGGTGCTTTCGACAGTTGCCCCATTAACATACTTTTGCAGCGTACAGCTATAGTCTTTAAGGTTGTAGTCGATTGCCATAGCGTATTTGCCATCTGCTTTTTCAACCGTCAATTGAATGTTTACTGTACCGCTTGTAAAGCTATAGAGTTGCCTTAGTATTGGTTCGTTATCGAGGTCAAAGGTTTTATCTATAAATACCGCTCGCACCTGATATTCACCAATCATCACAGCACCGCCAAAACCGATGCCATAATTGTTTAAGAATGACTTTAATAGCTTATAAATCGGGTATTCAAGTCGCTTTGGCTGGTATTGTTTACCTGCCTTTTCAACGATCATGAGTTGCGTGAGACCGCCATCACTAAATACAGTATCGTACTTATTGTATTTCATCACTCCCCCTTATAATATTGCTTTACCATTACTTGTAGCTTAGGGCTGATAGTGGCGTACCACTCTTTGCCGGTCTCGAACTTAATACGGACCGCCCTAAATCGCCCCTGTCGCTCTGTTTCAAACATTTCGGGGTTGTCGCCTACCAATTCGGCAAGCCTTGCTGTGGCTTCATAGCCTACAAAGAATTCACCCATTCCATCTTTCATGAAATCACTGGCGAGCCACCAACGCTTTTCGGGCGTTTTACACATGGTGGCTACTATCTTTTGGTGTTGAGTGAGCTTGTTTAATGCTGGTGGTATAACTTGTGGCATATTACCAACCGATCCTATCTGCCAGACCCTCATAGTCTACTGGCTTATATAATTCGCTTTTCCATAGTGCTTGGCGTGTAGGGCGAGCAATACGCTTAATGATGCCCTTTTTAGCGGCTCGTTTGAATACACCGCCTAATGGTGAGTAGTCATCTAAGCCATAGCCTGCACTTTCGAGAAATATCTGCACCATGTCGGCTACAATGTATTGATTATCACGTGCTAGGGCTTCGAGTAGCTTATCAGCCGCATCACGCCATGCTTGGCTTTTACCGTCCATTAGTCTACAATCTTCCTTTCACCCTTTTTACGAATACTTAATGTCCATTCAGTCATTAGTGGGTCATCAACGTGCCGACTTGATACCATTGCAAGCTCATACTCTTCGGGGTTTTTACCCTGCTCTTTAAGCCAACCAATAGTCTCAGTAATGTACTTGTAGGTAGCGTGATCGAGTGTGCTTGCGTATTTCTTAGCCAGCTCATCGTGTGCATCTAGTAAGTTCATTCTGCAAACCTTTCATAGTGCTCGATAAGCTCGGTCTCACGTTCGGCATATTGCTTATGAATTTTCTTAAAGTTATCGACAATGTTACGTATTTGCCGTTTGGTGCTTACTGGACCAGCAGAAATAACCATAGATGCGTATTTAATAACTTCCGTTGAATGGCTGATTGAGTTGTTAAGCAGTAGCGATGCAAAGTGTACATCAATAGCTTCTTTGCTCATATCGGTTACTTTAATCTTGGCAACCCTTTTTCGGACCGGCACAACTTGCGGCTTATCATCGTACTGCACAGGTATATGAACTGGTGGTATGTATTGGGTAGTGCCTGAGAGTACGTGGTTTCTAAAGCCCTCAGCATCTTCTTTAGTCCAAAACCAGTTGCCTACTGCAATTCGCTTTTTTGATTTCTCTGAGCCACTATTTACCGTTTGTATAACATCGAAACGGCTGTTGAGCATGTAAAAATGTTCGCCTTTTTCTGGTACTTGCATGTTATTTGCCTCCACATGTTGAATAAATATTTTGTTCAGCGGTCGCCGGTGTGGTGGCTACCGGCTCTGCTTCCGCTTCTTGATCGTGTTGCTTAACAAAGTTAGCGATACACTCTTGCTCTGCCTGCTGGGTACTAATTGCCTTTATGCATTCAGGTACGGCAGGGTCGCTGTTGTCGCAACCATCGGCAGGGTTTGACCAGCGATCAGGGTATTGGCAGTTGCTATGGTCAAATGGTGCTTGTTGTGCACTCACAGTATTGTTGTTACTGGCTGTAATGTAACCAGCCACCCAACCTACAATGCCGCCCACGATAAATGCTATGATTACGATATTACTAATTCGGCTGATGAGCTTCTTGTAATTATCTTCTGTAATTTCCCTAGCCATTACTTCTTACCATTCCTAACTGCGAATACTCCCCATAGTACGAGAATGAACGCATAGGACATAAGCCCAATAATCTGCCAGAATAATTGCCACTCCATTACTTTTTGCCCTCCTCTAGCTCGCCAAGTGCAATTGCAATGTCAATGATTTGTTGGGCTTTCTTTTCATCTTGAGCGGTTTGCCATGCTGTGAGTTCATCACGTGCAGCACGAATGGCATATTGCATAGCACTTAGTATGTTGATCCAGCCATTCATAAACTCAACACCACGCTCTGCAAATTTGAAATTGGTATTACTGCCGTTTTTATCAACGATAGATACACGGTTGTTTGGGTAGTCAATCTTTACGTTGATGATTGTACCATCACTGAATTCGTATTTTTTGATTGTTAGTAGCTCAGTTGCCATAACGTGCTAATTCTCTTCCTGTGGCTAATGCCACTAAATATGATTGATCGCCTGTGTGCAGGTAGGCTTCTACCGCCTTGGCGTTGCTTTTGATTAATGGGTACAATACACCCTCATGTTTGATGAACAATTTACCTTTGATAACATAGCCAGCGAGACCCATTATGCATTTCCCTTTCGTAGTTGCCTTAGAGCTGCGTTCGTTGCCATGTCTATATCGTTTAGCAATATAGTGCGTTTGTTGTTATGCATGAGTGATATAACATCGGCATCTTCTAGTAAACGAATTACTGTTGATGCTTTGTGATAACTCCAACCAATACGTCTGACAAACAGCATGGTGTCGATACGCTTTGCATCAAGCATTGTTTTGATAGCGGTTACTACCTCTGTTTTAGTAATTGGTTTCTTGAATACATCGAGGTAAAGTTTCATGACTATTTAACCTCTACCTTTTTCTCGGTAGCTTGTGCCTTTTTAGGCTTTTCGCTCACTGGACCGTCATCAATGAAAGCTTGTTTAAGCTCTTTAGGGTCAGCCTCAAGCATTTCATCAAGTTGCTGCTCACTCACTTCACTGTGTGGCGTGATAGACGTTGTAGGCTCATCTTTGATACCGACAAGCTTTGCTACCTTTTTATTTGCCTCACGGTATATATCTACTGAGCCGGTCATTTTCTTGTAGTCCTTGTCGGACAGACCAACCAAGTAGTCGAGTACGGAATTATAGTTTACTGGATCTTCTGGCATAAACGCTTCGGGCAATTCAACCTTGCCACTTGTCTTTACCTTATCTCTTTTCAAAAACTCCAACACGTAATTACCTCCATTTGCTTACGTTTGATACTCTAATGATACAAAACGGTACACCGTTTTACAAGTACTTTTTTTACTATTTTACGTTACCCCTTAAAATGGCTCGCTGTATCTGTATTGCTTGTATTGCAAGGTCTGCCATGCCACGTTCAACGTGGTGTGCTCTGCGGTGGTTGCCTGCAATGTCTATGGCTTTAATAAGGCTATCAATGCTTGCTATCGTGCCCTCCTGTGGCTCGTAGACAGCTTGAATGCGGTTGAGTGCGTAATAGCCCAATAAAGGCACAGCAGGGGCTATGCGGTGCAGTTCGTTGTGTACATCACGGTCAATAGTCGGCACAAGCTCAGGGCGTTCACGCAACGCTAATGCTTGCGGTCTAGCCGACCACTCTAAACGATTATGCAGAATATGGTGTTTGTCTGATTTAACATGCACATGCTTATTGTAAAACAGGTTAAGCAAAAATTACTGTACTATTTTTCCACCGTAAAAGATTACAACTGCCGATGGGAATGGGGCACTATTCTTTTGACCACCAAACTTTAAGCGACCTCGTAAGTGCCAAATAGTTGCACCCCCCCCCGATAACGTAATCATGCCACCACTTCGTATCAGTTCTTGCCGGTAGCAAGCACACTACTAAACCGCCAACCTGCTCACTCGCCTTTTGCACCCATTTGCCTATTTCCCTGCCATAAGGGGGGTTCATAAATACACGCTCGCCATTCCATGATTGAGCAAGCCCATCATCTTTAACGGTAAAGTATTTTGGGGCTTTATGGTTTTCATCACTCGCACATGGGTCTAGTGTGAAATCAAATATAGCATTTAGCTTGTCGTAAAAATCTTGGGGTGTTGCCCAATTATCAGTGGCACTTGAAAAATGTACGCCAGTATTCATGATGTAAATACTCTCTCAAATACAGCTTGAATTACGTTGGTAGTAACGGCATTGCCGCACATCTTGTAACGTTGAGTGTCTGAGGTAGTAATAATATTATCGCTCTCATCAACACCAAACTTAGTCCAATTATCAGGGAATGCTTGTAGGCGTTCGCACTCTAATGGTGTCAGGCGGCGAATAACACCGTTCACTTCGTAACTGTCCCAGTTTTGCTTTGAGCCATGTGGCGAGTTACGACCGCCAGCACGTACAGTCTTGCTAATTAATACACCGTGCCTGTCGCTTGCTGTAACTGAAAAAGCAGGGTCGCCATCTTCTTTGAAACGCCTACCATTCTGGCTCTTGTTAATACGGTCTGGTGTTATTACAGGCATCACAACATGGTTATTGTGCTGATATGCTCGAGTACTTACGGTTGGTGCTATATCTTTCATACCACCTTTATTATTACCTCGTGAGCGTTGGTAAATAACAGGTTGCCCACTGCCATCATTACGAGCACGTGCCGGTATGGTTGGGGCAATTCCTGCTTTCATCTCACGGAAACCGTTGCCGTCTTTGTGAGTGCGTAAAGTGCCTACTCTGATGGCATCTGTTTTAACAGCTTGCTTGTTTGCTCTGGTGATAGGAAATACTTTGGGTCGGGCTGATCCTCTAAGATGTCCAACAATGATAATTCGCTCTCGGTTTTGGGGAACGCCGAAATCTTTGCTGTTAAGCACCTGCCATTGGCAGTCATACCCCAGTTCATTAATGGTGGCGATGATGGTTCTAAAAGTGTTTCCACCGTCATGGTTGAGAAGCCCTTTAACGTTCTCAAATACAAATAGTCGAGGTCGTTTTGCTCGCAAAATTCTCGCAAGGTCAAAGAAGAGCGTACCTCTGGTGTCATCGAAACCTTTACGCCTACCGGCAATACTAAACGCTTGGCATGGGAAACCCCCAACCAAACAGTCAAAGTCTGGTAAGCTTTCCGCATCAATTTTTGTAATGTCGCCATAGTTCTTTACCCCCTTAAACCAATACTCATAAACAGAGATTGCATATTTATCTATTTCGCTATACCCAACTACATCAATAACATCGCTGCCTAAACCGTAGGCATTAATTGCAGCGTTGTTTATTCCAATTTCAAAGCCACCAATGCCGGTGAATGTGCTAAATACTTTCATGCTAAATTTTCCAGCCTTTTGCACTGGTACGTTGCCACCTAGCAATTATTTCATTCTGTCGGGCAATCTCGTTTTGTTGCTCGTGAGTAAGTTTACCGCTTCGCTTTTGCTTATAAATATTAGCGATGGTTTTTTTGGCTTGCTTGATGCCAATACGTTTCTGCTTTTCAAGATCGATCATTGTGCCGCCCCCAATATGTTTTCTTTGTAGTATCGCTTTGGCGATTTGCAGTTTTTCAATGCAGTAGCCATCTGCTTTTGATTAATGCCTTTGCGTTCGGCATATTCAAGCAGGTCTACAAAGCCACTTTCGCCATTTACGTTGATGAATTCCTGAGCCTTACGCACCCAAAACTTATGGTACTTGCCGAATTTGAACTTGATAAGCTTGTCGTGCACGTATAGTCGCAACTCAGCCTTGACCTCTTTAACAGCCTCGACAAATTTGTACGTTTCATCACGGACCATTTTGCAGAGCTTTGCGAAATACCTGCTGGCATTCTCTTTGGTCTTGGCAAGGGCAATCATTTTGCCCCATTCGTCAGCTTTGCCACGCTTCTCAAGCTTTATTTGTACAGAGCGATAGAATGGCAAAAAACGCTGATCGTCAATCAGTGCAACCGCTTCCCCTAATCTGTTAATCATTGTTTGTTTTCGTTGTTCACCAACACTGTAAGACATTTAAAACCCTCCATTTCTTTGTCTGATATTCAATATACCACCAACCATAATTAATTAGCAAACTAGTTGTGAATAACGTGTGCAAAACATGTGCAATACGTGCTCAATTGAACATAGTAACAGGGGTAGCTTCTATATAGTATGTAAAAATGTTTTATTAAACATTTCTATATAGTGTATAAAAAGACTTGAATAACAGAGGTGGCTTAGTGATTTACAAAGAAATCATCAATACGATGTGCGGCAGGGGCTAGTGCTGTACCAATAAGTTTAAGGGTAGTTTTAGCTTTGTATGCGTGAAAGGCGTTACGGTTGGCAAGTTTACCATCTACGTAGATAGGTAGGAATTCGCCGGGGGTAAATGTGTTGTATTTGTTTTTGATTGAATTAATCATGTTTATATATTAGCACACAGTTGCCTTTTTGTCAAGCCCCATAGAGGTAAAACAAAAACCACCTGCTAGGCTCATAACCCCACGGTGGTAATTGTCGGCAAATGGAGGTATGCCTATTGCTAAACGTGTCTTACTCCGTTTAACCCTAGTGATAACTATAACATGACACGCTGACTGCTTCCACCACCTACACGGACATTTTTAAAACGAACTGCCCCATATTGGCAAAAAGCCACGCATTCGGTTGGGTCGCTCTGTATTTCGCTATTCATACTGGCATAGCCAAATGCACCGTCTTTGCCGATGCTACGCTTCTTGACCGTCTTAATACTCATATTCAAGCCTGATTGGTCGCTGTGGGTTATCTCAGCGTGTTCTACGGCATTTTGAAACGATGCATACGCTGCACTTGCTTCACGCACGTTAGGCGTGAGTATTCGCTTTGAAATACGCCTGTCAGTACGTATAAGCTCTTCAACCAGCAATTGCGTACCACTCGCACCGTCAATGATGATTTTAGATGCCTTACGCCACCTGTTTTTCTTTTTATCGAATAGCCAGTTAGTAAGCCAGTGCGTACCGGCACTCATTGGCTTACGCTCGATAATCTCAACGTGTACCTTGCCATCAGGCATATTAACGCCAATGCCAAGGCTTACCGCACTGCCGTCAGGGGCAAATTTAATTGCGTACACGTATGATGCATCTTCTGGCATTTTGAATTTCTTTGGTGGCTTTATGGCGAGTTCGGACCAATGACCATCAGTGATAGCTCGCTTACTCTCTACGCCAGCGATCCAGCCTAAACGCATCTTGTTAAAGCTGTCGATTGCCATGTCTTTTGCTTCATTTCGGACCGCAGTAATCATTAGGTGGTAGCCAAGGCTAGGGTTGGTTGCAAACCACGCATCTTCATCGCTAGGATCGGTAAGCAATTCAACTGACCACTCTTGCCAGCAAGTCTCATGGTCTTTGCCGTCCACAACGTTTTGCCTAATACGAATAAATACCGTACCATTGCCGCCACCGCTAGGCGGTGTACCGGCACGAATGATTTGTTGGTTTTGGCTCTTACCTGCTGAAATGGTAGGCAATAGGGCTTCTTGCTGTGCATCGGTCTCTTCTTGTGCTTCATCGAGAATAAGGGCATCATTGGTTGTACCAAGTCCACCAGTACGAGTTCGGGTACGAAATACGCACCGACCGCCCTCACGCAACTCAACATAATCAAGGCTCTTTGGCTCTTTGTCGAATTCATCAGTAAGCAAATCACGCACCTCAGCCTTTGCATCGTAAAAGAAGCGTTGCACACGACGTTTTGTTTCATCAACAGTTTTGTCGGCATGGGCAGTATAAATCAATGCTTCATTCATGAACACCATACCACCGATAATTCGAGCAATAATGATTTCTGTCTTACCATTTTGGCGAGGCACGAGCAAGCCAGCTTTCGGGTTAGCCCACACCCACTGCTCTTGCTCTTCATCATAAATAACAGCCAGCCAACGATAAATGATAGCCTTTTGCCACTCTAGGAACTTCCAGCCGTATGCTTCCATGAGGCGTATTGTTTTATCAGCAAGCCAAATATCACCATTGGTAAATTGGTCTAGTCGGGGTTTCTGATTACCGTATCGCTTCTTTTTCGTATTAGCCATGTTATTTCTCTACGTCCTCTATTGTTACTCTTGATGCAAAGCTTGTGTGGCGTGAGCCACCACCGTTCTTGCTTGGGCGTTTTCGTTTAATGTCGGGAATATCAGACATCAGCGAGCCTAACGGTGTTTCAGGCTTTGGGGCTTGCTTTCGGGTTTGAATATCTATTTGGGTCATCACTTCCATCATTTGAGCCGATAACTGCCCTGCATCACGTGCACCAGCACCTTGTTGTAGTTTAAGTGCCAACTGGTCTCGTATGGCTTCAAGTACCCCTAGGCGGTCATTAGCTTTTGCGAAATCAACAATTGTCTTATCGGTTTTGCCGGTCGTAAGTCCTGAGCGGTGGATCTTATCAATTCGTGATGGGTTGCTAATAATATCATGCCAACGTGAGAGTGCCGCATACCCCTCAGTGGGTAGAATATCAAGCCCTGTTTGTGCTAACAGCCTGATTTGGCTAGGTGAAAGTGTCTTAAAGTAATTGAGCCATGCATCGTAACTATCGTGCATCTGTATCTTTACTTTTAGGTTTTCGTCATTCCAGTCTTTTGTTAATTCTACAAACTGCTTAAACGATAATTTGAAAAACCACTTGGCAAATGCTTCATCGGTGATTTGTTGTTGAACAACTTTTTTATTCACTTTCTTTTTGGCGGTCTTAGCAGGTGGCTTTTTTGCCTTAACAGGCTTCTTAACAGTGGTAGCATTTGCCTTTTTTGGGGCGTTCTTAACAACGGCATCGCTGGTCTTAGCGACCTTTGCAGTGCTAGTCTCAGTACCCTTTTTTGGCATAGATAATAGCCTACTTAATCGTCAGCTTCCGAAAGCTCGAAATGATGCCCACACTCAGGGCATGTTACCTCGTGGTTTTTATAAGCACTTCCGCTACCGCCGCCACTGCCACCAGAGCCGGGCAACTTGAATGCAGGTACGCCAAAATCTTCAAGCTCGTCAAGCTCCCAAAGATTAGCAATAATGTCGGTGTCCCAATCTCCAGCACTCACGTTGTCTTTAATCATGAACTCACGCTTTTGCTTTTCGGTTAGACCCGATACCTGCAATACCAGCACATCGCTGATACCTAAATCTTCTAAGGCATAAAGGCGTTGATGCCCTGCCAAAACGTTATTATGTTCGTCAATGACCACAGGGCGTATCTGCTTCATCTCAGGGAATTCCTCAAGTGATTTCTTCAAAGCCTCATAAGCTTTGCGACCAATCTTACGTGGGTTGTTTTCACTTGGTACTAAATCGCTGATTGCAGCAACAAACTCTTTATGTGTAACCTCTGCCATGCCATCTTCCCCTTTCTTAACCGAGTAGTGCTCGTATATGTATGGTTGGTTTATGTGGTAATTATAACACAAGCATTTAGGGTGTATAATTTAGTTATTCAAGGGAGGTAAAATTGAGTGGTATAGACAGATTTCCAAAGAAGCCCTGCAAGTTTTGCGGTGGCATGGGGCACTTCTCGTACATGTGCAAGAAAAACCCCAAAAACAGTTTCAGTAACAGAAGCATCAAGCAAAATGGTAAATATGCCAAGCAATGGGCACTCACTCGTGAGACATGGATCAGAAATAACCCACCAGATAAAGAGGGCTTTTGGTATTGCTATTTGCGAATACATGAATGGTGTCCGTACCGGCTCACGATAAAAAACCTTACACTGGACCACGTTATACCTCGCTCAAACACGCCCAGCTTACGTTTCAGCCAAGATAACCTGCAACCTGCATGTATTTACTGCAATAAGAAAAAAGGTAGCCAATCACTTGACCAAGTGAAGCCAAGTGTTGTAACATAAACGGTATACAGTTTTAGGAAAACAAACATACTGGACCAATAAAAAGACCGCTTTGCGAGGGCGGTCTTTTTGGTTAGTTATTGCTTACGATAAGCCACTTCTCATCATCAGGGTGCTCAGTAATTTCGTAAGTATCACCAGAGGCATCATATACGCCATAGGACAGTGCTAAGCTTGCAAGCTCACTCGATAAATGTGTACGGTCTACCGTAGGCTTCTCTTCGGGTGTGGAATGCAATAGCTCGCTCATACATTGAATATAACACAAAAAACCACCGTGCTAGAGTGGTTTTTGTTTGAATAAATAATTTATTCAGTAATTGTGGTGGCTTCGATGTCTTGTACCTTGCCTGCAATGCCGGTAGGTTTCCAAAGACCGTAGTAAGTACCAACCGATACGATAAACGCTGGTATAGCCGCTAGGAGTGCCAAACCAATATCAAATGGTGTGCCAGTCGCTATTGCACCGCCAATGCCTGTCAGAAGCGATGTAATAAGCGTGAGACCAGCAAGTAGCCATGCCTTGATGTTTCCTGCTGTTACACGGCTTGTTACAAGCCCCACGAGCAACGGCATAACCACTGCTAGCAAGATTTGTACTACGATAGCCCAATCAAGCGAGAATACTACGACAGGGGCGTTTGTAATAGCTGCAAATACCGCAAACATTAGAAGCCTAACTTTCGATTAACAATTGCTTGTACTGCGTTGTAGTCATAGCCAGCCTGAGCTAGACGATCCTTACGCTCTTGACCTTTGCCCCACTTCATAGCAATAACTTCGTTCGCAATTTCTTCGTTAGACTTGCGACCAGTGTTACCAGCACCAAGCTTTTTGTTTACGAGTGCCTGAATGGTTGCAGGGTCATAACCAGCAGCAGACAAACGATTTTTGCGGTCGTCTCCGTTACCCCAAGCACCGTTGATTACTTGCTGTGCTACTTCATCATTGCTTGCTTTTGGTGCAGGCTTGCTACCTGATACTTTTCCATTAACAATTGACTGAATGACAGCAGGATCGTAGCCAGCCGCTTTAAGCCGTGCCTTGCGGTCATCGCCATTGCCCCACGCCCCAGCAATAACTTCGCTAGCAATCACTTCGTTTGATTTACGTGGTGCATCAGGTGCAACATACTTATCAAGATTGATGAGTTGCTGAGCTTGCTGAATTGGGCGTGTGTTCTTTGTGGTGTGCAAGGCTTTTGCACCATTCTGCTCATAGTTGGCTTCATTTTTAAGGTCGAGCCAGATATGACCATAGTTCACACCACCAATAACACCCATGCTTCGGTTTACGGCTACTGTTAGCCAGCCAGCACCTTGTTGAGCAATACCTTGCCTTAATAGAGTGTCGCCAACGTCTTTAGCGTTTCCACGAGCACCGTATGGGTTTTCTACTCCCAAAAACTCAAGTAATGCCTTGACGAGTGAAACACATTGACCGTTGTAGATACCGGCTTTTGCATTCACTTTTTGCCCAACTTGGCTGTTGAGAAAGTCCCTAATTTCTTGTTTAGAACGTGCCATTATTCTTCTACCTCTTCTTGCTCAGGTACGTAAGCAGCAAGTGCCTCTTCGCTGATTTCTGGTGTATTGTTTTCTACGTCAGACATAAAAACCCTCCAATTAGCTTTATATAAGCATTATAGCACGTATCGTAATTACCAGTCGTGAGAGTGGGGGAATGGGTTTACGCTAGCCTCGCCATCGTAATCAGATGACATCTTAGCACCTTTCTTGCGATTGCATGAATGGTGGGTGAGTTGCAGGTTATCAAGTGCGTATAAAGCACCGCCACGTGATCGAGGCACAATATGGTCTACCTCAACTGCAAAGGCTGTATGCATAGGGGCTTCAAGGTCAATGGGGCGATGGCAGATAGCACATACGGCATCAAGGCTGGCAATAGCACGTTTTCTTGCTGCGTCCCATTCACGACCGCTAAGCTTCGGCTTACGCTCTGGTACGTCCATTTACTGCTCGATGTTATCGTTAATCCACTGATTGATTTTCTTAATGTCAGACTTAGATAACTTACGCTCTTCGTAGTTTTCTTGATAGATTGTAGTAACCTCTTGGGTCTTTTCATCAATTACTTCAACCGGCTCAGTACCGCCAGATTTCCATTCAGTCTCATAATCAACGGTGTATAGCTTTCCAGCCTGAGTAGTAATATTAAAAGGGAAGCTAAAGCCAACAAGGTCAATAAGCTCTTGTGCAAAGTCTCGTGGTGCTTCTGGTGCTGTTCCGAATGATTGTGTACTCATTTTATTTACTCCTAATCATGACCCAATACAATTAATTCACTGCCTGCACCCAAGTTATTACCAGATGCAAACTGCGTAATAGATGTAATAGCTGCACTGGTATTCACCCATTTGCCAGCAAGTTCGTAACGGTCTGGTGAGGTCGCGGCACCAGTTGCCTTGCTAACAACTTCATGATATACAACAAGCTTTTCTTTATTTGCAATGTTAATAATTTCTCGAATATCAAGCCCTATTGTTCCGCTGTCTGCACTACCAGATGACATGGTATTTTGGCTAACTGAACTGTTTTCAGTACCACCATTACTGTTATACCTAAAGTTATAATTATTACCGCTATCGCCATTAAATCGAATGTTTGCAGCGTTACCACCACCGCTAGGTATCCACACGTTTATAATCATAAGGTATTTCTTGGCGGTAAAGGTCGGTGTCGTCTGTGATGATACTGCGGTAGATGCCGTAACACGTGCAAGCTCTTCCCACCAAACGCCACCAGCGGTAGTAAAGTCAATCTTTGTTTTATCAACCGCTGCATTCGTAATCATTGTGCGAGTAACGAATGATGTGATAGCCTGTAGCCACTCTTTAAGAATGGTTAGCGTAAACTTCTTAGTAGTCGTTGCACTAACATCATTAATCGGTAGCTCATCAGCTCCGTCAGGTGTCGTAAGATTGGGTAAAGCACTAATCTTTGGCATGGTTTTTATTCCTTATGGTTATTATATCATCAACTTGGCGATGTTGGGTTATTGTAAGTTTCTTGATATTTCATTGCTAGGTTAATGCCAGCAATAACGTCATTCATTCGGACCGGCAAGCGACCAAGCGTAAGTGTTACACTGTCGGGGTTGTATTCACGCCTAGAGATTTGAAGCACAAGGCTATCTATCAACTGCCCAAAGTTCCTAAAGCCGATTGTCTTGCCCGGTGTAAGTAGTGTGATGTCCATATCGGTATTAAGTACAGTAATACTTGTTTCTTGTTGCTCGCTTGAATTTTCTTCAATATAGGTTTCACCAGTTGCATCTGCGGTAGCGGTAAGTGTTACACGATTATCTGACTTAAAGCGTGTTCGAGAGCCAAACTTATCAATACTGATTGGGTCATTGTAAGTGCGTAGCAGGTTATCGCCACCACCTGTATCACCACCAGCGAGCAACAATATATTGCTCACGTTCTCGATAGTAAGCACAAGATCGAGCTTATTAATGTTCTTGCCCCTCGTAACTACAAAGTCTGCGGTTGTTGAAGCGTTATCAATGTCTATTTCGGCAGTACCTAAGTCGATGTACGAGTAATAGCCAACTGGCGAAAGCTCTAGTGCCTTTTTTATCACCTCAAAGATTGTACTGCTATTAAATGCATACGTGAGCGTTAAGCCTGCTGGTGTGAGGTCTCGTGCAGTAATTAGACCACCCTTTACATTGTAGCCAGCAAGAGCTGGTGCTACCATTCCTGTAATTGGGTCTTGGCTCGTGTAGGTTACAGTAGTATTACCAAGTGATGCACTTTGAGTGATGAAATACATATCGCCACCGATTGAGGTAGACCACGTAGGGGCAGTGTTGGTAGAGATGTATGCATCACCATCTGCATAGACATTTGCAGTATTTCTGTACAGAGTTGCACTCGTGCTAGTATCTTTTGGCATTCCTGCCGGGTCTACTGAAATGGCAAAGTAATAGAGGGTGTTTTGCGACACCTCAACTGGCACTGTAAAGTAGAATGTTATTTGACCGGCAACAGACGGTGCTGAGGCTTTTGCTGTAGCAAGCACAACCAAACCAGCACTATCATAAAGAGTACATATAAGGTTTGCCGCACCGTAGCCGTACACCTTAATAGCACCGATACGTTCAATACTGCCTGTTCTAAATTTCTGACCTATGATAGTCCAGTTTGTTAGACCACCACCCTTACCGCCACCGCCCATGATCGCACCAGTAACATCATACGTAGCATTGCTGGTAGTCTGTACTGCATCATTTGTATATGAAAATGAGCTTTCGGGTTGAAGCAGGTAGTTATCGAGGTCAATACCATCGCTATAAACAAGCATCTTTACGCTATAGTCGCCACCATAAGATAGTGAAAGTTTGTTCACTTGACCGCTAAACATAATCTTGCCATTAGGATACCAGTAGTTATACAACACCACCTTGATACGGTTGCCATTCTTATAGAGCACCCGATCATCTGAACTACCTAATGCAATCTTTTGGTCATTGAACTCAGTTAAGATTGTTTCGTTATCTTCGGTGAGAATATCGGTACTCGCCTCTGTTTGTAGTACATCTGTGATGATTTCGTTTTGAATAAAGCGACCACAGTTAATCTCAATAGAAGAGCCTGCACTGTTGATGTCTTGGCTGAAAGCAAGCCTACTAGATACATCTGGTAGGTTGCCTAGGTAAACCATATCGTTTGAGTAAACCTTGTAATCAACCCTCGTTGGTACATCTGCTGGTGCATTTGGCAACTCGATATGCCAGTACACAATAACGTAAACACAGTCGATATAAAGGCTACCGCTCACACCACCGATTGACGTAGCGTTAATGAGTACCTGTAGGTTATTGAGGTCAGACTGAGTAATGGTGCTCAAGCCCCATTTATCTTCTGGACCACCTGTAAGACCATTAAATACAATTGTCTTTGTTGATGAGCCTGCTATGTTCAAGGCAACTGGCAAAACGGTAATCTCTGGCGGTATTGATGTGATAACTTGCTTAATATTTAGGGCAAGACCATCTACAACTGCACCGGGCGGCAAAGTAGGAATAGGGAAGCCAGAGGCTATGAGGTTTTTAGCAGGGCTACCAGACCCTTGAAAATAGCTTGCTTCCGAGCCATCGTCTGCGGTAATTCTGCTAGGGTTTGACCAATAGCCACCAGCGGCTTGTGTACCGCTCGTTGGGAGTACACGAATTTCAAAATTCTGTTGCATATTACAACCACCTCTTGTAGTAGCCAATCACAATATCTACAGTTCGAGTAGTAAAACCGTCTGTATACGTAATAGACTGTGCACCCGGCGAGAGTTCTAGGAATGTACCCCTGTAATCAACTTCATCGCCGTTGATGGTTACGATACGAGTAAAGGTATCAATTACAATCACCGCACCTGCTGTGAGGTTGAAGCCGTAGAGAAGCATTTGCTGGTCGTTGTTGTTATTGGTTATTTGCACATAGTCGCCAGTGCCGGTCAGTGCATCAATAGTAAGTGTAATGATAGGGTACTGAACAGGAGCGTTACCACCAATTGTCGGTGTTACAGTTAGGGTTGCAGATGTGTAGTTTAGGCTATTGGTAATACTTGTAATTGCCTCATCACGACCAAACGGATCAGTACAAATAAACGTAAGTTCAAAGTTTGCGTATTTTGCTGTATTCTGTCGGGTGATAGTCAGTGCGTTTTTAGTTGCCGTATAGAGGCGATTGCCAGAGCCGTAGGCGATAGAAAGCGTTTTAGAGATGCCATTAAAGTAGCCCTTAAAAGTATCAATGAGATTATCTAAGTTAGCCTCTGTGGTGTGAGCGAGCGAGCCAGAGAGGGTAATAATCTTGTTATCGTGTGTAATGGCTGGTATTGAACTCTTATTAGCATCTGCAATTACAAAAAGGGGAGTATTCTGCGTAGGTATATTAGCGTGGTTGATTGCATTAATAAGAATTCCCACCCTTGTAGTAGGGTCGAATGTATTTAAGTCATGACTGTCAAATGTTACATTGCCGTTCATTAGTTTGCCCCCTGTATCGGTGTAATACCCATACCTACGTTTATTGTATCTTGGTTAAGCTGATTAAAGAACTCTTTTACAGCACTAGCATCACCTAAGTATACATTTTCAATAGCAGTTGTTTGAGTGGTAGTATTGCCGCTACTTGTGCCAATTCCCATTGAGTTGCCACCAAATGCGACCGATGGACTTAGCATAGGGTTTACAACAGCAGAAAGTGCATCATCTGTCATGTTATTCATTGACTTCGTAACAAGCCCTGCACTGCCCTCAATACCCTTAGCGAGACCTTTGTTAAGATTTACACCGATGTCAGCAAATACTGTTGATGGTGAGTGAATGCCAAACAATGCCTTAACGGCATCGACAATACCGCCCAAGAAGCCTTTAATTTTGTCCATGATCCATGAGCCAAGGTCTTTAATGCCATTCCACAAACCTTTAATAAGGTCGCCACCAGCATTTGCAAGTTGCCTAATAGTATCGGGGTTAGAAAACGCATTTACGATGCTCCTAACGATTTGAGGTAGAGCCTTTACGATGGCGACGATAATTTGCGGTATTGCTTGAATAATACCCATAAAGAGCTTAACTGTGCCCTCAATCATCATGGTAATAAATGCAGGCTTAGTAATCGTCTTGATGATGTTGTCGATGATAGTAGGTATTGCTTCTACCAATGCTACAATAATCTTTGGTATTGCCTCAACGATTGCGAGCAACAGTTTAATAGCCGCTTCGAGAAGAGATGTAATGAAATCAGGCGAGGTTAGGGTAGTAACAATCGTCTCAATGATTGTAGGTAGGGCATTTGCGATTGCAGTAACGATTTGAGGTAGAGCCTGCACGATAGCTAAGAATAGCTGCACGAATGCCTGAATGACCGTAGGGAGGGCTTGTAGCAGTGTTTGTACAATCGTAGGCATTTGTTGAACAAGCATTGTAATAAGACTTGTAACTGCACTGACGAGAGCAGGTATAAGCGTTGGTATTGCGGCTGATATTGCTGGCACGAGTGCGGTAAGAGTTGCACCGATGCCTTGCACTAATTTAGGCAGTATGGCAACAATTTGAGGTATGGCGATTTCAATAGTATTAACCAATAGCTCTGTGAAGCCACTAATATCACCCTGACCAGACATAAGATTTTCAAATGCCTTTTTGGTTGAGTTAAGAGACCCTGCAAGTGTTTGGTTTTCTTTGGCGTAGTTACCAGCATATTTTGCCGTTTTTTCCATGAACATCTGCTGTGCCAAGCCAACTTTTTCTTGAATAGACATTGCAGCGGTAGACTTATTGATGCCCTTTGAGACAGCGTACGCCCCAATAGCGGTATCATTCATGGCAACACCTAAGTTGTCCATCATGGTAAAGTTACCCTTAGCCATGCCGGTTACGGCTTCAAGTGCATCTGTGGTGCTTATACCCATGATTGAGGCAATGTCTGATGCACGTTGCATACTTTCGGCTGACATCTTCATAGAGCTTTGAACGTCAAAGCCTGCACCCTGAAATAGCGACCCCATTTTATTTGCACCTTGCAAGAATTCGTTTTGGCTCAAACCAGCTTGCGAGTAGGCATCTTCGGCAGCCTGCTTGATACCATCTGCGTATTCGCCAAACACAGCTTCAGCACCACCAAGTTGCTGTTCAAGCTCTGCACCTGCCATTAAAGCTTTGCCAGTAAGTGCTGCGAGACCTGCCGCACCGGCAGCCAAGCCAGCCGCAATAGCGACACCACCAGCCTTAGCAAAACCGCCTAGTTTGCCAAGAGCTGACTGAAACGGACCACTATTTTTTTCCACCTCATCGCCAAGAGCGGCTGTGGCTGGACCAGCAGAGCCTTTAAAACCAGCCGCAATTTTCGACTGAATACCCGACATGTTCGGGGTAACTCGTACTGTTGCTGATCCAATATCTGCCATGTGGTTTGCGTTTCTTTCAGTTAGTTAAACCAGTTTTACCGCAACCGTTGGCGTGTTGTTTTATATTGCAAATTATAACATAAGCTGTTAGACACGCCCAGCATCTTTAGCTTTTTGCAAAGCCATGTAGCCTACATAGTTTTGATGGGCACTATTGCCAGTTGATGTGATAGTGGCGATAGCACGTTTACCACGCTTCACAGTGCCCACTGACGTTGATACGCTGATGTTCGGTGGGTCGCTACTCATACTACCTGCCATTGATTGAGCACGTGAAGCAATAGCCTCGCCAGACTTTTCAATCGTAGGTGCAACCATGTCAGTGAGGATCACAGAAGCGGCTTCAATATCTAGTATGAATACAACATCTTTACTCATACCACTTAGTATAGTGCACTCTTCATAACAATGCTATTGGGGCACTCCCCTGCTCACTACTGATATGCCAAAAAAGCCCCTATTTTGGGGCTTTTCACAATATCTAGTGTGCCAGTGGCGGTAGGGGAGGGCATATATAGCGTTTTGCCATATTTTCACTACTTCGTCAAGTATACAGTAGGGGAGTGGTTTTTAAGCCTCCGCTTCACTCCTTGGTCGGGCGAGAATGCCTTTAATGTCATCAATATCATGCACTACCTTATCAGCATCAATGCCCGGCTTTTGCATAAAAGGCGGTACAAATAACTTTGGCTTATTGGCTTTGTGCTGAGCCTTTTTCTTAGGGTCGTAACCATTTTGCCACACCAAAGTCTCAAGCAAATATACCATCTTGTTTGTAAAGGCTTCCATTGTGCCCCACTGCATTGCCGGTTCAATCGCTGCAAACAGCCTGCAACTTGCTGGTAACTGGAATAGTAAACGTGAGGCTCGTGCTGGCGATACCTCTGCGATGTCCAAGCCGTAATATTGTTGAAAGTCTGCCTCAAGCTGGTCAGGGTACTCCCAGCGTACCCTAGCGAGGGTTAGTCTTTTGGGTCAAAATTCTTGATGATTGTTTGGTAAATTTCGCCAAGCTTCTTAGTACGCATACGTGGTTTGTAAGCCTTACCATTGCTGAGCTTGCGGTCTTTGTTTTCTTCGGCATCAAGATCAATAAAGTGCTGTCGCATTTTATTCCACTCTTCTTGACCAACTAGGAATAGCATAAGTGGCACAACAGCAGTAATTTGGTTTTGGTTTTCAATCTTGTTGATAAGTGCAAAGGCATCTACGTCATCAAGCAGGTCGGTATCGACCTCAAATTGGTAGCCATCTAATTCAAGTGTTTTGATTGTGTCTGGTGCTGTTGTTTCAGCCATTTCTATTACCCTCCATTAAGGTGTTCTGTTATCGTAAGCATAATTATAGCACAACAAAAAAGCCCCAATGTAGGGGCTTTTTGCTTTGGGCTGGTACTAAGCCGATGCGACAACTGCAATGTACTCAATGTGGCTGTTGCCATCTTCATCAGGGAATGCCTGAAAAAGAGCAGGGTACGAGATTGCTTCGCCATCAACGTAAGTGATTTCACCGCTTCGGTCTACGATTTGTGCGTTAGCTACAACGATACGCTTTACACGACCGCCAGTAAGCACAATCTCAAATACAACTACACAGCGTGGCAGTGCTGCACTGTTTTGTGTAACAGTGATGTTGTCGCCTGAGACCTCTACATTGTCCTCACCATAGTACACCTTTAGGGCTTCCGCATTGGTCTCTAAGAGATTAACCATAAAGGTTTCGTTAAAGTTGGTTTGACCAACCAAAACGAGATCACCACCCCAAGCATTAACTTGTTCGGTGTCAGTCTCAACAGAGTTTACCAAGCCATCTTCGGAAATATAACCCAAGCATTTGAATGCTGCGTTAAGTGCAGAGTTTGCACTAGTAGGTACAGCTGTACCCTCTGGTGCGACCCATACTGCCCCGGTGGCTTTTGGCTTACCAAACGATACCTTAGTAGCGTCATTATTCATGGTAATAAACCTTGTTTAAGATTTATGGCACAACACACCTCTTGGGTAGCTCTGCTTATGCTTTTGATTATAGCACTATTTTTTCGTGTTGCTAGGGTCTTTGGTAGGATCACTGCCGGTAATCAGCTCTGCTACTTCAATTACGACATCTGAGAGCTTGTATAACGTCCAAATAAGGATCGATGCAAACATGAATGTAAGGTTATTATCTAATGAATAAGCAACACCCACTAGGTTCACGTAACCGCTAGTGCGAATTCCTGCATCAAACAAAGTAAATAAATCAAGTGCCAGTGGGTATATGTTACCAACAAACACGAGTACCGCCAGTAGGGTTAATACTTTACGCAAATTTCGTAGGCGAGGGTGTATAGGCTTATTCCTAATTTTCCATTGCTTACGCAAAACAGCAATAATAAAAGCCTCAGAAATGAGCCTGCCTATAAGTAGTAGGAATGCTAGTAATTGAATGTCCATTATTTTTTTCCACCTGTCTTTTTGTGCCGGAGTTCTGCCCCTGCCGCTAGTGCTATTTTAAGGGTAAAACCATTTTGTACCAATAGGTCGTTTAAGTGAGTATTTACCTCTTTTGCCTTTTCAGCGGCCTCTTCGCTAGCGTTTTTGTGTAGCTCAATCTCCACCCTGCTTTCAATTGGGGGCGTTATCTCTAATGGCGAAACATTTTGCTTTTTACGTTTGAAGATACCCATAATTAGCGTCCACCTTTTACAGCTTCTATTTTAGCGGCAAGTAACTGGTTTGCCTGTGCGTTTCCTAACAAAACTTCTTGGTCTTTTTCAGCCATCGTTTTGTAGTCGGCAACATGTGCTTTTTGCTCACTAAATACAAGCTTATTTAATTCTTCAATCTTTAAGTCTTTGCCATCAACCTTTTTTGTAAAGTAAACGATTACTGTAACGAGCGTTGCTGCCAGAGTAACAATAATGAGAGCCAAGATAGCTACCACGTTGCCAGAAGCTAGTATATTTTGTGCTTCACTCATGTTTAGGCACTTCCGTAAGGACTATAAATATCTCTTTGAGATGTGCTTATGCTATTAAGCTTCTGGTTTCCCCAAAGTCCAAGGTCATTAAGCTCAGTCTTTTTAAACCACAAATCGCCAGCAGGGTTTGCGTACTTGATGTTTTCGCTGTATGGACCGGCAGTTTGTTGCCAAGTCTCTACTGGTGGCTGATCGGTTGGTGTTAATAGAGCACGTTTTGTTGCTTCCATAACTACCCACTGGACGGTCTTAAAGTAAGCAGGCTCGCTATTTACCCTACTGTCCATATCAACGCCAACATTACCACCACGAACACGTAAGCGGTTGCTAGCGAGCGTTAAAAGCTCTAATGCCCTAGCACTATCGGTAGGTGCTTGCCAAAATACAGTTAAGTCAGCTACGTCAGCGTATGGGTTTGGTGCTTCGACTGGTACTACGACTGTCATGATTGTGCCCCTCCGTTATTCATAAAACTAGCGTTACGTGCTGTTTGTCGCAACGTTACAAGCTCCTCTGCTCGCCTAATGCCAATTCCTAGCATTTGGTAGCCCTCAACAGTACCAACAAGCTCAGGCATTGCCTGATAAATCTTAAAGATGGCATCACCAGCCGCACCAATGTCAGTTTGAAAAATAGGCTTCCATGCAGGTATCATGTCGTTAAGCTGGTCTGGTATGGTGTCGTACTCATTGATCGCAAGTTGTAATGTAATGATGACCTCTTTAATTTGCTTGCCCATTTCATGTTGGCTGTTTTGAGCTTCAAGCAATAAATCGTCAGACATCGCCACAAGGCTCTCGGCACTACTTGGGTTGCCGGTTTCATACCCAAGGTTACGTAGTGTCAAAGCAGTTTCAGCACAGAAATCACGTGCCTTGTCTTTTTTGGCGGTCTCAAAGCCAGCAATGCTCATTTGAGCAAGTTGCCCAATTTCAGGCTTTTCACCGTCCTCATCTTTGTTGATAGCCCAAACTTTACCGATAGCACTGTCTAGTTTATCGTCTTTTTCAGCACCCTCAGCAAGACCGCTAATATAGCGTTGCGGCAAGGCATAAAACTCTTCGGCAATTTCTTCCCTGCGTTTAAGTCGCCCAACCTCGTTAATAATTCTGCGAGCTGTGTTTGTAAGGCGAGATTTACCTAATGGTCGGTCGGCACTTGCACGGTGAGTAATAGGGTGCAACAGAGTACGACCAGTATTATTTGGTATGATTTCAGCGACCATGCGATTGACAAACACTGCTGTAAATTCAGGTGTGAATAGCACATAGTCTTTTGGTGCAAAACGCATACCGCCCTTTTTAGGCTTTGGCTCGTACCACTTAGTAACTGCGAGACCCCATTTGAGAAGCCCTGTGGTTTGCTCAACCTCGCCAGTAGCTTCTTGGGCAGTGAACGGTACTAAAACCTTGCGGTCTGTAAGTGGGTCATCAATCACCGCTATAAATGCACAGCCAGCAATAAATGCATCGTGCTTTACCTTGCTAATAACACTATAACCGTTAATGCTTTCGAGGTAGTCATTAATACCGAATGTATCTTTTGCAAAGCCATCGAATACAACACGGTCAGATAGAGTGTTTACGGCACGGCTTGCCCAACCAATGCCGGGTCGTAAGTTACGCATGCGAATAGGGGTAGAGATGCCAAAGTCGCTAATATCGTTGTCAGCATTATAGTAGTCGTACTTATCTTGTACTTTTACTTGCTTCTCAGTCAATGAATAAATGCCCTTATTTGCGAGCTGAGTTGCGATATTTTCTATGGTAATTTCCGGCTGTTGATCCATCTCTGTCCTTTTAAGCCGGTTATGCCGCCCCGTAAGCGTATTTGTTATTGATTAGTATTATATCAAACTATATTGTAATTGTAACATAAGTAGTTTAATGATGCTTTTTTCTATCGAGTTTTGCACGGTCAAGGGTATATTGCTCGCCAAAAAAGCCATCTTCAAGCTCTTCTATGCGAATAAATGCCCCTGCGTTACGTGGTCGGTATTCAGCCTGCAACTTGACATAGGGTACATTTTCCCATTTGTCATCACGAATAACCAATGCCTCAACAAGCATGTCTAAAATGCTGGTTAATCTATTATCTAAGTCGGCTTTTGCTAATGTCGCAAAATATATAATTACCTCTATACCAACTGGTTTATAAAACCGCTCACGAGTTTGTATGCGTACTTCGCTTATTGCATCGTTTTGCCATTGAACAAATTTTTTACTCGGAAAGCTTACACCATCACCACGATTAATGCGTTGGTTCTTTTTACTAGGTACGTTGCCAGTAAGGCGTATCTCAGCGATCTTGAGGCTTGACATAGTTATTGAGCTGACCATTTCGTGATCGATAGCCTTGAGTAATAATCGGGCAATCACAGCCCCCATGTCGTCTGAATACATCACTTGATGGGTTACTATATTCACCGGCAAGTGAGCGACACCACTTGCATGTCTCGCCATTTGTTTTACGTATGACCCTTGGGTGCTTACCGCTTTGCTCAGCATTACGCATTGCATCACTTTGTGCCTTACTTGATACGTGGTCAAGATAGTTTTTTACATATTCACGCATGCCAAGTGAGCCGGTAGATACACTACCAGCAGTTACTTTTGCTAGACCGTAGTACCTATCGTCAATACCTCTGCCACGTGTACGCTCAATCTCAAAATCAAACGCATTCATATCATATACTTTGTCGTAGATAGCAGTGCCGACTTCTCTAAAAAGAATTTCTTGATTAAGCTGTCGCACATCAGGGGCGATTTCAGGGTTATTAATGATAGCAAGAGCCACCATTACCTTATCTATGATCGAGTTATTGAGTTCTGCGTAATTCATGAGCTGAAATCCCAACTATCTATTGTTCGTTTAATGCTTTCAACGGCTGCGGTAGCCCCCTCAATACGTTTTGTTGAGTATACACGACCACGTGCAGGCTCTTTTGCCGATGTGAGTAGGTCAATGAAGCGTGAAGCCTGTAAATCATCTAGGGCATGGGTAATTTCGGCAATGGACTGTGCCTCAGCCACAAGTGTTGCTTCTGGCGTAATAATGCCGCTCGAAAATAGCATCTCTTTAACCTCTTTAAATTCTTTGGTTTTCAAAACAACCAAATCAGAGATGAATTTACTTTGTGCTTCTGTTGCCATCTTCTACCGCCTCTGTTTTGTTTTCAGATATATCGACTGTTGCACCCTCTAGCTCAAACCGCATAACAGCTTCGCCCTCTTGGTTTTGTACGAACTTCACAGGGGTATAATCTTCGCTTAGCTTTTTAGCACCGCTCTTAGTAACGACTTTCACATCGCCATTAAATCTGTTCACGTAGGGTATTAATCGTTTAGCCATAAGTTTATTTTACCACAACAAAAACGCCCTATTGCTAGGGCGTTTATTGTTGCTAGCCGAAACTAGGCTGATGGAGTTGCACCATCAATGAGGCTAAAGGCAGTCTCATCGAGAATTGCGAAACCAAGTACGCTTTCGGCACGGATCGCAACTTCGTTGGTACGCTTCAAGTCGCCATTACCATCTGGATCACCGAATTCGATGAGTTCAAGTGGTACTTCACGAGCAATACCCCACTTAAAGGCTTCAAAGTCGCCCATAAGTGCCTTAACGGTTGCATCTTCGGCATCGAGTTCCTGACGACCAGAAACAGTGTCGCTTGATGCAGCAGGCAGACCTTGGAAGCTATCAAAGGCGAAACCAAGACCAAGTTCAGGGTACAACGGTCGGTTGTCCTGATCCTTAGTGCGAGCCAACTGACCAGCAAACGCTGGGTCAAGTGCAATACCAGTTGCAATGTAACCAGCACCTTGCAGAGCTGATGCAGCAGCTTCAATGTCGGCTTGTGCATCGGCAGTAGTCGTAACACGGTTTACATTGTTACCGCTCTTAGTAAAGTACTGAGAAACGCTAGCAGATACATCACCTGTTGCTGGGTTCACACCGTGAATAGCAAGCAAGTCGAGTGCACGGCTAAGTGCTGTGGCAACGTTAGCTACCAAGTTCTCAACAATTTGAGTTTGGTAATCTTCGTCAGACCACTGAACTTCGTTAGACATACGGTAGGTAATTTGTACCTTGTAAGTCTTAACGGTTGCTTTGCCCGGAGTACCGTCAGCAGATGACTTGTTTGCACTTTCGCCAACAAGCTCAGCCTTTGGTGTGCCGGTGAATGTAAAGATGTCGGTACTACCAACCTTTAGTTCAGGATCACCCGGAGTTAGCCTTGATAAAACACCACCACGAATATTTTTACGCCATGACTTGCCAGTGTGGTTTGCTAGGTCAAGTACTTCAAGGCGAAGAGGAGTAGCCATTATTGGTTATCTCACTTTCTTAAACGATTAATTATTAATTAGTCGTCAGATTGTCGCTTGAATAAACCTTTGGCGATTTTTTGGGTGTCAGACGTTTTTTCGTCTGGCTTACCAGTCTTAGTAACAGTAACTTTGCCGCCCTTTGCACCTTTCGACAGCTTTTCAGCTCTCGAACGCATCTCATCGACAGTCGTACCAGTTACGAACTCACCTAAGTCATCAGATAGCCCGAATTCTTGCATAAGTTTGACCTTATCAGTCTCAAGCTTTGCAGTTGTAAGGTCGCCAGTAATTTTGGCAAGCTCATCATCTTTGCTTTTTAACTTATCTTCAAATTCTTGTGAGATTGTGTCTACCTTTGCCGCTTTCGCTTTGAGGTCATCGTAATCACCGTAATTTTGCTTTGCTAAACGCTCTGCACGTTGCTTTACGATCTGGTCTACGTGCTCCTGTGTGTGCAGTTCACCCTCGACCGGTACATAATCATCGCCATCTTTTGTAAAATATTCAGCCATCGCCGCTTTTCCTTTCCGGTGCGTATACCGTTTGTTTCTCTGACTAATTCAAATATACCATAACCGTGTTAAATGCAACAACTATTTTGAACAAATTTTGTGTTCTACCTGCGTAGGTAGACATCACAATAAACTTGGTATCGGCTATATTGCCCGATAATGTCATCAAGGTTTACAACTGAATTAACAGAAGCGTGGGTAATGTTATCATCATAGGCTTCAAGCTCAATGATGTGGTCAGCAATCAGGTTTGCTACTTCACTGGCATCAAGTCGGCTGTTACGATTATATACTTCAATAAGTATTTCAGCACGGTCGAGTACCATTGCCTCACGTGGACCACCAGTACGATCAACCGTTATAAATTTCTCTGGTCGCTCTTTGGGAATATCGCCACTAACTGAATAACCATTAGCAACTGGTAAAGCCTTGAGCCATGCAACTACGATAGTTTCAACATTAGCCATTTACACACTCCGATCGAAAGTACCTATTCCAGCGAGTAGGCGTATTCTCAGCCATGAACACAACGCTATCACTGTCGGTATGGAATACCTTGCCATTGTACGTAAAATCGCTGTCGCTTACGTCAGCAGTAGTGGCTTTGGGCAGGTGTACACGTACTTGGTCTCGCATTTGTTCTTTAGCTTGCTGCTCACGTGCAGTAGCAGGCTCAGAAATTGGTGCTACCAAACAATCATCAATAATGATTTGAGTGTTGGTATACGTTGGGTTGCCAAGAGCATCAGCAATACCAGCTACCTTTTTTGTAAACGTGAGTGTCATGCCTTTCATAAGCATTATTTTACCACCTTTTTTCGCTGGCGGAAATTTGCTTGGTCAAAACAGCCCCGAAAATTCGGCAT